TCGCGAGTATAATGCGCCTGATGGAGATCGGCATCTCCGAGACTGCCAGCCAAATTCAGGAGCCAAATTGCCACAGATGGGCAAGTCGTGGCGATCTGCGAGGCCCTTGCAATGAGCGCGGGCCCCACAGACATGGCGAAGGCGTTCATGTCGCCGTCTTTTGCCGCCTTGATCGCTGCCTTGTCCGATGAATAAAAGCAGTTGGCAAGCAGACGCGGCATGTCGGGGCACGCGGTGCCCCGCGCAAGACCGGTGGAACATGTGGTGAATTTCCAACCACAGAATTCGGCTTCACTGTCGTCTGTCCATGCTTGATCGGCGACGCTGTAGCTGCGCCCATTGGTGCGCAAGAAGAGCTTTGGACGCATGCCGCAGCGTACCCAACGCTCCTGCAGCACGAACATCTCCAGCTCATTGAAGTCGTCGCCGGTCAGCCAGATGAGTGAGTCATCGCCTTCGAACCAGAAAAGGAATCGTCGGCGTTTGCCAAATATGTCTATGATCACCTCGGCTGTCCTGAGGACAGCCCGACGGCCATTGGATCCACCCAGGACCCAGGTCCAGATGATCTTGTTAATCCACCAATTAAGAATGGATGTTCCTCGATCGCCCGACCTCCTGATCGCTGCAATGGCTGTTCTAAACAACTTCCTTGCCATGTTGTGATACAGGAACTGCTCGTCGAGCTTCTCGTTGCCCATCATCATTTCCACAGTCACTTTGCGTGCGTCCTGGGCGAGTTTCAAACGCTTCTGCTTGTCAGCTCTCTGGCGTGCCTTTGAGAACTCATTGTACGCACACACATACTTCGTGAGACGTTCATAAATGGCATCGAGGAGGCAATTCTCCGTCAGCTCCCTGAGATATGCACTGCAACATGCATCCCAGGCTGTGCCATCATTCTCAAGAATGAACGCTCGCAAAGCGTCGCCCAGCGTGCCTCCATGGAGGCGTGGGCGGTATTCTGTGGCATTGACGATGTCCTCCATAACATCATTCTTCGCCTTGCCTTTTATCATCTGGTGCCCAAAGCGCGCCGTTGTCCACCTCTCAAGAATTCCTAAGGCGAACGCGCTCATCACGGCTCCGACATCTCCATCCGCAATGAGTACCCTCGGCGCCTTTCCTGGCTTCATGGGCTCTAGCTTAATGGCTGCTTGGAATTGGTATTCCGGCATGACTCTGGCGACTGCTTGCATCAACGCTTCAGCAGCTCTCTTTGGGCTCCACTTCTTGGAGGCTAAATCAGCATTCAGCCCGCGGAACTTTTCACCAAAGAGGGTGAGCTCTGCGATCTCGTCGATGAGCTTGTCGTTCTTGATCAGATCCACCAACTCAGTGACGATCTGCTGGATCTCCTCGACCTCGCTCGCGGTAAGGGTCACTGGTACATGTGGTATGACCATGCGCTCTTCGATGCCCTTCTGAAGGTTAGAGGGAGTGTTGGCATAAAACCACTTTCCCGCATCGGGGCCAAAACCCACGGCTAGCGCATCAGAGTCTGTCCCAAGCCCTGGAGCCATGTGTGCATCCAGACAAAAGTAAACTCCTGGTAAATTGCTGGCAAGTCTATCCGCTCTTGGTAAAGTGGCGAGTTCCGTGAACTTCCCACCATTCACCGCAGGTAGCGGAGTGCGCAAATACCACTCGTCGCCTGTGAATCCACTGGACTCAACCTTAGCTTTACGCTTCTCGGCCTTGACAGCAGCCGCTTCACGCTCACGCGCCAGTTCCGCCTCCAGATCATCAATTTCATCCTGTTTGTCCTCGAGATGGATGAACATGGCCGTCCGGAGGCGGTGTGTAGTGCTGCCAAAACACATGCCGAAAAACAATTGAGTGTAAGTGCGCTTGTCCACAATCACGTCATCACTCACGATCGCTGAAGTGATGTAGGGCCACAGCGCGGCTAAGGCTGTCACATACAGCCCATCCTTGCCGCCCTGGCCTTCTTTAAGCGCATTGTGTCTCATGTTGGACATTTGGATGGAACCACCCTGCACCCGTTCCGGGGCCGCAGTTACTGCTCCGACCGAGCCAGAAAGCAATCCTTGATGGTATTGCGCCCAACTCAGACAGACGTCCACCGGTTTCGTGTCTTGCTGCCACGACGAAACCATACCGCAATTGCAACGATCACAGCGGTTGGACTGCATGGTGATCCTCCAATATCCTTCGTCTCCTTCCTCCCACCGCCTATACTTGAGGAAGTTCTTTTCACTCAGCGCATCGATCATCTGGGCATGCGCAGGGCAGCTCCAGCATAAATCAACACGCTCCTTGTGATCTGCACGTACTGTCGGGATGGACATCCCGGAACTGACAGCAGCGACGTTCGCCAAGCCGAAGCTCTGAGCACGATTTCGCTCAGTTTTGGTCTACAATTTGCTCAAGAAGGGGAC